CCGCCTTGCGAGTCATCGAATCGTTTTGCACGTTTTCCAGAGGGGAAAGCACATACAGCCGAGCCATATCGTATGGACGCTTTGATTCTTTGCCGATTCCAGCCATGTGCATGAGGCCAATAATTGTTACGTTCATTTTTGCTAATCCTCGGAGTGGTTTAAAGTAAAAGTATATTTGGATGCAGAGCGCAGCTTAAACCACTTTTATCTTTTTTCACAATACTTCTTTAGATATAGAAAAAAAATGACACTGACAAAAGACAAATGGAAAACGACGAAGCTTCCCCCGGCAATACACAGCGTTATCAAGTCGGAGGCCGCGAAACTTGGAATTTCTATGACCGATCTAATTGAGTTTATTTTTTGTGACTGGCTCAGAAGGCAAGGCTCCCCCGTTCCACCCCTTCAAAATACGACACGAGCCCAACTAGATTTAATGATTTCCGGCGGTATTGCAGACGCAAGCGCCGCACATGATCGACGCGCCAGCGATACTGCTGATTTTCTGAATCCCGCGAAACGTGATCGAGGGCCGGACGAACCGAACCATTAAGCCGCAGCAGCGCAGATCTCTGTTGTTTGCGGGTGGCGTGCCAAGCTTTGTAGCAGCAGTGTTCTTCAACTTCCTCGACCGTATGCATAATGGGTACCACATAAACGAGATTGGCCGACCATATGCCCTCCTTTATTTCCCATTTGGGCAAGATTTTTTCTTGGGTTTCGGGGTTGAACCAACCGCCACCCAAGGCACGCCGCCAGATACAGGAGCCCTCTTCGCCGGTGCGTAAATCCTTGGGGAGCTTCCACCAAGCAACGATCCGTTTTTCTAGCTTGGTGATCCCGCCAATTCCATGAATTCGGGCACCTTTTGGAAATTCGCAATCTTTCGACTCGAATTTAGAAGCATATTTTGCAACGTAGCCCACCGGGTTTTTTACCCTGACAATATTTGTGCTACCGAATTTCCACCAGCCTTGACGATCTGATTTTGGCAAGCGCAACCGGGCAGGAATCCAGAACAGAACGTGGTAGTGAGGCGCACCGCGCTTTTGCAGTTCCATGACCCAGACACAGGGGAAGGTATAGCCCCTGCGCTTTGCGTACATTTGGACACGCCGACAGAAATCAGTTATTTGATTCGGAGCCCAATCATCGGCGTTTTTGTAGGTCAAAGTGACCATGACCGGCACCCAGCGAATCGGCTCATTTTTCAGCCGATCATTGACAAGACGGGCCGTAGTCATCACGCCCTTTTTGAGCCGAAAAACGCGAGCTAAATGAGTGTCAATTTGAACCGGGTTGCCCGGTACGTACTTTTTGATTATCATGTTCCCAGCTTGTTGTTACCGGCTGTCAAACCGGTGCTTGTTGTTAGTAGGACGAAACCCGCCGCCAAGCGGGTTTTTTTTCGTCCTGAATTTGGCGCTACTTTACACTTTTACGGATAAGGCGCAAAGCGGGAAAGAAGAAAGGCACAACTAACCAACGAAAAAAGCCGCGTTAAGGTTGTTGTAAAACAGACGAGCCCCGCGCCTTCGGCGCTTTTAAAAACCCGTATGGAATGATTAGAGCTAACAAATCCCTCTCGGGGGGAGTCCGTATTACAGCAGCAGGTCAAGAAAGTAAGGGCGTCAGCAGGAAGGCGGGGTTTTCAGGAGCAAGGCCAGGTTGCCCCTGCCGTGGCGTGAGCAGCGGGGACTTCGATTGGGGAAGACCGGGGAAGGCTCAAATGATTGACTCACGCCGAAATATATTTCGTTATGGTAACAAATAATGCTTGTATTACTGGCTGAATGCGCTATAATAACGTTACTGTAACGAAATACGAAGGGGAAAGAAATGATTGATATAGACATCGCTTGCAAAGCAGAAATTGACGAACTAATTACCGCAGCAATTGATTTCCCGGAAGAGTGGGAGGAATTTGGCTCTCAAGCGCTTGGAGTTTTCCGCTTGTGGTATCGACTTTCTGGCTATGTCGATGAAGAGAACAGCACGATAGCCGCAATGCGCGATTATGCTGAAACCTTCTGGCGTTCAAGGGGAGTCAATCATGGCTAAAGAAAAAACAGGCGCAGCAGAAAAAACCCCCAACTTGCTGAAAAGGCCGAGAGGCAGACCAGCAAAGGCGGGGGGGGCAATGACCGGAGCCGAGCGAATAAAGAAGCTCAGGGCAGAGCGCAAGGAGCGCGGCGAGTGTCCATGTTGCGGCCACCCCCTTAGCCAAATGCTCCCAACGCTTCCAGCCGCTTAAAATGCCTAATCCGCTGCGATTCTGGTAGTTTTTGCAATGCCATCACCAGCGGATATTTTTCTTTAAGGATTTTGACCTTGGGAGTTTTCGCCTTTGTCCAATCGACCCCCACCAAGGCAAAGAAAAGGCGAAGAAGATAAGGCGGAGACTTCGGAAGATAGCGGCCTTTAATATGCCACGCAGATAATACCGAATGAATACCGCACGCCCTTGGGTTATCGCGGTCAAGGAACACTTGCTCGGTGTCATAGCCTTTATAGATATCGGCGGCTTTGTACCATTTGCGATCAACCACCATCGAATCACGCTCGACACCATGTTTGAATATGCCCAGGTGCATTTTAGGAAAGCGGATATCTAGACCGACCAGCTTTGACAATGGCGTAACGCCCGGTATCGGCCAGCGGTCTGTGCGCTTTACAGCGACGTGATATTCAACTTGGGTGTTGCGCAGTTGCTTGTCGACTTGCTCCAGTCCCTGCATTTGATAATAGACATCCCAGCGCAGTTTGCCCGAGTGGATAAGCCAGTCGAGCAAGGGCTGGCGACCTTTATCGCCCCATGATCGGGCGTTAAAGAACTTGCTCGACTCGTCGAGAATGATTATGCCGTTGCCTTCGTCGTTTATGTCATCGCCTTCGTAGCCCCGACCAAGGATTTCCATATCCTCAGCGGTTGGGCAGTCGGGGAGCCTGATAAGTGTCGCCTTGCTGGACGGTGGCAAGATGTGTTCCGGGAATATGTCCATGTTTGTCGCAACCCTCTTCCCGTCGCGCATCGCATCGCGTATCAGGCCAGCGCAGAACAAGCCCTTTCCGCTTCTCTTCTTGCCGGTAACGGCGTAATCAGTCATGTGATATACGAAACAAGCTTGAGGTTTTCGACATGGTAACGATATATCAGGACAGCCGTTTTAGCCGACATGAGGGCACCGATACAGGCGGCGAGATTGCCCGGAAGGAGCATCCCGATAGAAGGCGCCATAAATGCCGGCAGCGCATAAACAATGCCGATTGCGGCGGCCTTGAGAGCGAGGACACAGGCAATCGTAAGCGCAAGGAAGGCAGCGACCGCCGCAGCCGCGAAAACGGTCTTTTTGGCGAGTTGAAGACCGAACCACGAAACGATCGACGTAACAAGGCCGACGAAGAGATTACCAAGCCAGATCATGATGTTGCCCCGGTGGAGTTGGCGAAGATGCGGAAGAGCCCGAAAGCGGTCAGGATGTAAAACATATAGCCGGCGATGTCGCGAATCATGCCGAGTTTGTCACACCAGTCTAGCGTGATCGTTTTGCCACCGACGACACCGGAGAACGGAACACAGGACGAGGCCGGAACTTCGGGAATCCATGCCCATGACAAGAACCCCTCGTCGTTTTGGGCTTTGGCAGCAAAGGCGTCGATGAAGTCCTTATGTGCCGTGGCTTTTTCCTCATAGGCGTTTTTTTCCTGATCGACAGAATCAGTATTGGCGGGGTCTTTCGGGTCGAGAAGGTCTTTAATTTCCTTATTAATATCTCGGATTTCGAGTTGGGTCTTTTCTTCGGAAATGCCGCCCTTGCAGATTTGAAGACCGCTATTCTTGGCGCAAAAGTCAGAGTCACCAGGTTTTGTAGGGTCGCCACCATCATTTGTGCTAGAGGCGGTTTTATTGTTCGTAGTTCCCGGCGGGCCAGCCTCACCAGGGCCGCCACCATTAGACGGGGTATTGGTCACATCTTTGTTTTTGACTTCGGCACCCGTTTGAGGATCGCGAGTCGTCGTTGTATCAGTGATCTTTTTGGAGCCATCCGGGAAGTTTTGTGTTTCCTGAGTTTTGGAAACAATCGGCGGTGCGGAACCCGGTGTACCAGACGGTACGCAATGAACCGCACCCGTAGAGGACGTTAGAACGCCATCGCCAGTCCGACACAACGGAGGCTTTGGAGGCTCAGGGGGGGATTTTTCAGGCAAGCCAGCAGCAGGCACAGTGCCGAGGCCAGCAGCACAGGAATAACCAAGCTGCACTTGCGAATATTGTTGCCAGCGGGTTGTTTTGTTGGCGTATTGCGTACCAGTCGGCGATGCATTGAGAGCAACCGTACAACCACCAGAACAGTATTGTGAGGATTCGAGCGATGGCGTTCCAACCGCGGAGGGATACCAACCCGTTACCGGTGGTTGAGTTTCTTTTCCGTCGCATGAGTTCGGAACCTTGCACACCCCATCCGCCCCATCACGCACTGCCGGCGCAACGCAATCGGGACGGGTACAGTTAGAGCCAGAGAGCGTCCAATTTTGACCGGCAGGGCAGGATGGGGGAGCGCCCCAACACTGATAAGACGACATCGTGCCGCCATTTGGACAGACATAAGACATTGTTACCGCGGCTTGAACTGTAGAACATGAAGAAGGTAACTGACATTGGATTGCAGAAACAGCAGCAACACCCAAAAACGGACATAGCACTTGATGATCGCCACCTAGCTCTGTGGCTGACGTTTTGGAACATGACCCGAGTGTATATTTTGCATGCGCGTTATAGGTTGGCGTTGAGGTAGCCGGGATGGTTTCGGCCAAAGACAAGGATGGAAACGCGCAAAAGACGGAAGCACAAAGCGCAACGAAATAAGGAAATAGACGGTTAATCACAAAATACCCATGTTCCATTTGGCCTTTGACAGGCATATTGAGCGCCGATCTTTGGAGGCCTACCCATTGATGCGGATACGTACGGCAGTTGGAAGACCAGAGATTCTGTATCACCTGGACGAGGTTGTTCCATTGGCGCACGCCGAGAAAACCAAGACGGTATTACATGCGGCTTTACTTGAGCGCCGCGCAATATTTCAATGCTTGACCATTCCACCAAAGGCTTTTTTGGGGATTCGGTAACAACTGGCGGTTTTTCGGCTTCTTCTTCGGCGTGAAGAGAAAACGAAAAAACGGCTCCCGAGAGAGCCGCCCAAACAAGGAATGTTTGAAGAAACATGGCTTAGGCAGCCTTGTTCGCGCCCTTCTTGAACAGCTTGAGGCCGACGAAACCAACCGTCAAAGTAACGGCAATCGGCCAGACAAGGGCAAGAGTGCCGGTCGCGGTATCGCTGATCGACGTAAAAGCGGCGGTCACTTCGGCAGGAACAGCAGCAGAAGCAGCGACAGCGACAACCAGCAGGGAGGCCAGAAGGCCGGATTTTGCAGCAGTGTTTTTGTTCATTTGAAAAACTCCTGAGAATTAAAAAGCGAGAAGTGGGAGAGATTTTCCCGGCTGGCACCCGCTTACGCAGGTACCAGCCCCGAAAATCTCAAACGTGAGTAGCGGCAGAACGTAAGACGGTCACAGACCAACCGAAGGAGAAGCCAAGCGCCCAACAGCCGAACACCTGACCCGAGAAAAGCAGAATATCGGCGGCACTCATGGACGAAATCCAGTACGGAAACCTGCAAAGACGGCGAAGGCCAGCGCGAGGTAAAACAGAATGGATTGCATCGGCCACTGATCTAGACCTTCACTGACACAGGATTGAAGCTGGGTTGTCCCGGTGCGAGTTGTTGCGTCGGTTGTAGTTAAAGGGCGATTGCTGATCGACCAAGAAATAAGGCCAGAACCCGAAATACTCGGAATTGTCGTAAATGAATTGATGGCATTGCCAGCCGACGAGGGGATTTGTTCGGCGAAGGCATCGCGTGCGGACGCCGTATCCTGATAACAAATTCCGTTCCATGCATAACCCATCACCGACCCCCGACAAAGACGAGAAGACCAGAGGCAAAGAAGCCAATGGAGAACCAGAGAGCAAGCTTTAGGTTGCGCACGGAATCACCCGATTTTAAGCAGAGGGGCGCGTAAGACGAGCGGCAGATTCGGCATTAACAAATCCAGTAACCACCGGGGAAAGCTTGCCGGCACGGGGAAGCATATCGACCTTGAGTTCAGCCTTGAGCGGATAGGACTGATTGAGGAAAAGCGGAACGGCATCTTTTGCCAGATCAATTTCCATTGCTTCGAATCCAGCCGCCTTGCGAGTCATCGAATCGTTTTGCACGTTTTCCAGAGGGGAAAGCACATACAGCCGAGCCATATCGTATGGACGCTTTGATTCTTTGCCGATTCCAGCCATGTGCATGAGGCCAAT